TGTAAACCTGTTCTATCCTTAATGTTTTGTACTGATATAAATAAAGTATTCTTGCTCATTTTATTTTCTTGTTACTATGTTTGAAACCCAATGATGTCTGCAACTAGGACTATGGTTATTTGTACCTGGCTCAGTGTACCAACCTCCACCTCTATCAAATACAGAGTAACCTAATCTCATAGTCATTTGTTCTATTTCGGAACGACTATACATTTTACCTGCATCTAATAAAGCCTTACAAAATGGTCTACTTGTTTTCTTATCACTATCATCAAACCCTGTATTCCATTCGTAAGAATATCTAACCAAAAGTTCCTTTGTTTGAGGAGTTGTTGTACCTGTTATTGTACTAATAGGTGCAGTTAATGTTCTTTCAGTAATAATGTTTTCATCATAACCTTCTCCAACACTAATTTCCTCCACCTTTAAATATCCACTATCAACAAGTTTATTAATTACATAGTTAATAGTTTCAGGAGTTGAGTTTAAAACCTCAGCAATAACATCAGGAGTAATACGCTTATCCTTTACAATTAAGTCCAATACATTAGCTTGTAATTGGCTTACATCTGCAAATAATGCGTATTCATTATCATCATTAAATTTCTTCTTTTGTTTCCAAACTTGAAAACCTTCCTTTGCTTCTCCAAACTCAAAAAATAAACTGAAATCTTGTTCTGCAAATTGTGCTTGTTGCACAGGTTCTTGCACAGGCTCGTATTTAGAAATATCAATACCTGCTTTTTCAAGTAACCATTCTTTAGGAGCAATTTCCTTAAGTATATTCTCGGATAATTCTAATCCAATAGCCTCAGTAGGAATAATTTTTAATTCAGGGTCTGTAATACCTCGTAACTTAGCTAACATATTGAATACGCTTTCTAAGTGCATTTGTTTACTATTTACATAGGTATTTTTAAATATTTCATATCCATCTCTCATTTCACTACGGCTACCTAATTTGCCAGGTGTTGCGATACCAAAAATAGATGGGGTAGTAATTTGATGTCCGCTAAAAATATTAGTTTGTATTAGTTCATCTACCTTTTGGAAATCTTCCTTAGTAATATCACTTGCACCTAAATCATCAATGATAGGTTTGCGTTGAGGGTCAGTAACAAATGATAAGATAAACTTCTTGCCATCACTTCCACTAAATCTTTTAGTAAATCTTTGCTCGATATTTTTCTTCTCATCATCACTTGGTTCTCCGTTTGGTAAAGTTATAAGTTTACTTGCAGAGAAACCTGTTTGAGCATTGCCCAATACATGCTTAGATATTTCAATATCACTTTCAATATAGTTTAAGGCACCAAAATATGCAGGTAAAGAATAGATACCCATATTAGGGCGGTATTCCTTAACATATAATATTTGTTTAACTTTGCTTTCTGCATTAGGATTGAAAGCAGTATATACCTTAGCCTCTTCTTTATTATCCTTCCAATCTTCCTTATACCAAAACTGCGTATTATCCTTATTCGTGCGTATTTTAGTATAGTCAATATGCCATATTTCAGCTAATTGACCTTGGTCATTCCAAATTATCTCTAAATAGTATCCACCAAATATTTCGGTATCCAAACTAACCTTACGAGTTAAGTCCTCTAGGCTTTCAGTTCTATTTACTTTCTCTACAAATGTTCTAGCTTCCTCACTAGAAGTCCATCCATTTGCAGTAATATAGTGTACCTTGCTTTTTACAATAGCGTTATGTTTTGCTGACTTGTTAAATAAATCAACTAAGTAGTTAGGATAGTCATTTCTATCTCCATATTGTATGAAGCCTACACCATTTTTCTCTTTGTATTCAGGTTGTTTTGCCTCTGCGAATGTTAATACTAGTATATTATCCATTATTGTCTAATTGTATATGTATCGTTTGTGTTATATTCAGCATAGGTCAAAGCAGTTCCTACTAATTCCATTATGCCTGATTCAACCATATTTAACCCTGCAGGATTAGTATTTGTAGTACTAGTTTGCTCATAAATTTCATAGTCATATTGACCATTCAAAGAAGAACCAAAATAGGTATTAACTACTATACTAAACTCATTGTATCTATCCTTGTAAGCACTTATATCGGTAGCGTTTAATTTAACAAACTTTACCTCAGTATTCGCACTTCTATTTGTAAATATAAACAAATAGTTTGGATTGGTAAGTAACTGCTTTTCAGTTAAAGTAAGTATGATATTTTGAGTTTGTCCTTTTGTTAGCCTTATCATATTTCTAAATAGCATAAAAGGTAATATGTTGCATATTTTATACAAATGAGCCGAATATGTTGATTAATCGGCTCATAAAAGGCAATTTATTGCACTTTTCAGTATATAAATTTATACCCTATAAGATATAAAAGTAAAGAAATATCTTTACTTATACGCGAAAGGGTATAGTTATAACTTTACAAAAAACCCCCAAACCAATTAAGGAATGGGGGTAAACCTATAAACCTATGAAAAACAAACTTAAGAACCTGCTGTTTCTAAAGCAGAATAAACCGCTTGTGCAACACTTGGAGCCATTGCTGGTTCAGCACCTGAGAAAGTCAAAGTGAAACCACTTCTATCTCCTTGTGCAGTTCCTGTAGCGGCACTACCTGCAGTTAAATCTATTCCTCTTGTTTTACCTAAATACCAATAGTTACCATTGCTATCTTTTACAACTGCAACTAAACTATTTTGTGCTAATAACAAGATTTCGTTTCTTGTATTAGTTTGCAATTTATTAAGAATTATTTGTAATTCTTGTGTATAGAATACAGTACCATTAGCTACCGAAGCAGTAATAGTTTGGTTAAACATTGATGTATCCTTTACTAAAGCATACTTCCAAAAACGCTTACCTGTAGCCTTAGTCAAAGTAGTAATTACACCACTTGCCTCGGTTGTTGCGGTTACATTCGCTGCTTCAGTAAAATACACTTCAACGATACCACCTAAACTATCGCGGCAATCTAAAGTATATCCTTGTGTTAATGCACAACTCATTGTTAGTTAATTTAATATTTTAAAAAATGGGGGTATATTTCAACCCCCTAAAATTATGCCAATACGAATTTCACAATCTCATCAGGGAAAGCGATATTCACACCCATTTTGAACTCAGCTACGAAACGAACTTGGTCAGCTTCTTTAGCATAGAAGATTTCAAACTTTTCTTCTTCGTTCAATAAGTCAGTTCCTAAGAACATATTGCTTAATCTTAAAGCGTAAGCCTTGTTAGTACCATTCAAACCTTGTACTGCTACAACTTTGATAGTAGTACCTGGCAATACGAACTCACTATCAGATTTTACATCTGCAGTATAGTGGAACATATTTGCATTCTTCAATGCGATTGTGTAAGTACGGAATAAGTCTTGACCGCAGAAGATAGTCATATCATCAGCAGAAACTACTTGTGCAGGGATAGCTTGGTAAATACCATCAAAGATAGAAATTACATTCGCTGCAGTAATAGAACTTAAAGGCGCACCACTAATGTAAGTAGAAGCGTTAGCCGCTACAACACCTGAAGCCGCACCGATTAATTTAACTAAACCATCAAATTTGTTTAAGTTTACATCTACTGAAGTAGTGTCACCTTGCCAAATTGTTTTCTCTAATTGAGAAGCAATTCTATCAGCTTTCTTAGTAGCAAATTCTTGCTCGAAAGGAATAGAATCATACATTGAACCTGTAGGTAATGCTTTTTGTAAGTACTTAGCTTCTAAGTCTTTAGGACATAAAGCCTCGTTTACTTTGATTTTACCAACAGTTACTGTTCTTTGAGTAAATGTAGTTGAACCTGATGCAGTAAATCCACAAGAACCTCCTGATTGGAAGATTGCATCTGTGTCCATAATGTTAATAGTTTCAGCGGATTTTACTCCAACCATTACATTACCTGCACTCTTGATTAAAGATGCAGTTTTTGCGCCTAATACAGAAGAAGTTACCAAAAGGTCTGCGTTTTGTTCTGTATAGTCTGCTAATGCTGATACATTAAATGCCATTGTTATTAATTTTTAGTGTTTAAAATTGCGTTTCTAAATCTTGCGATTCTTTGTTCTTTAATATCATTTGTTGATACGAAATCACTGAATCCGTTTGGTTTTTGAATTGGGTCTGCGTTAGGTGTCTTTGTAAGTGCTTCTACTAATTCAGCTACTTGTGCAAATCCTTGTTTTACCTTAGCTTCTAATTCAGCTACCTTTTTATCAGATGCTTCTTTTTCTGCTTTCAATTCAGCAACTTGTGCTTCAAATTGTTCAGCATACTCTTTCATCTTCTTTTCGTAATCCTTTGCCATGTCTGCAGGTGCTTCTTCTTCAGTTGCTTCTTCAGGCATAGTTTCCATTTCAGGAGCTTCCATTTCAACGATAATTCCATTTTCGTCTAATGAAACTTTTGTGCCATCTGCTAATTGATACTCTCCCATAGGAACTGCAGTACCATCTGAATATTTGCACTCTCCACCGATTTCCAAAGCAGAAATTTCTACTTTAGTTCCGTCTGCTAAGTCATACTCTTTCATTTCAACCTTAGTTTCAACTTCAGGAGTAGGTTCTCCTGCAGGAGGAGTAGCCATATTCTCTTCGAATAAGCCTTTGATTTTTAATATCGCTTCTTGTGCGTTCATACTTTTTGCTTTATATAGTTAAAAAATTAATTGTTTATCACTTAACCTGAGATAAAATATTTTTTACCTCGTTTATCAATGCAGTAATTTGAGTTACTTGTTTAGGTTTATAGTTAAACATACCTTCTACTGAAAAGCCTTTTAACAAACCTGTCTTAACCTGCTCCTCCCATACTTGCTCGTTATTTACTACCATAGAACCAAACCAACTACCCCAAGGAGTATCCTCAAAACCTTTCATTGGAGGTATGCCTCTTTTCTCATCACTTTGAAATGATTCAAATAAAGTAACATCATCTAAGGTCAATTGACCATTGTGCATTACATTTACATTGCTTTGGAAACCTTTGCGGAAGTACTTCTGCATAATTTTGAGTATGGTATTTGCAGAAAATGCAACATAGTAATCGCCATAATGAGCATCACTACGGAAGATAGGAGTATCAGCCAACATAATAGGACCACTGATAATACGCATATCTTCGCTAACAATTTCAAACTTTTGTTTATTGTTAAACGCATTCCAATTCTTTTGAATAGCAGGTCTATCTACTAATGATATAAAATCAACCTGAGCATCATCTTGTAAATCCTCGTTGATGTCAAGCATATATACAGGTAAATCTAAATTCATAATATTAAATAGTTTAAATGTTAATGTTTATCGTTTATCTAAAATTAGCCTTGTTTTGTATTTCTCTTTCTCTAGATTGAGAATCAGTAATATCTCTTTCAACCACATAGGCACGAACTGATGTTCCTCCTCCTCCTGCAGTTGCATACTTATCACTTTCATACTGCATCATTGGAGTAGCACCTCCTCCCATATCAGGTAATGCACCTCCGCCTCCGCCTGTCATTGGTGGCATTGATGGTGCAGAACCTCCTCCTGATGGTGGTGGAATATCAACAAATCCTGGTCCACTTCCTCCGCCAGGTACAGGTGGTGGTTGTATTGCCATAATGCTTTTAACATTCTTAATACCTGCTACAATAGCCGCTGCAGCCGCCGCAATACCCAATGGAACACCGACAATAGGTATTTTAGCTAATGAAGCAAAGGCACTAGTTGCTGACATATATGTTTCAATAGTCGCCGCCGCAATCGCAGTAGCTTTACCTGCAATAGTATGTTCTCCTAAGGCTTTAGATACATTTTTTAATGTATTAGCAACCTTACCCATTTGTTCGCTTCTTACCTCTGCCTCTTTCTTAGCTAACTCCTTTCTTGTTTCTCCTAATGCTTTATCAGTTTTAGTATATTCTTCTAAGGTTATTTTTCCTTCACTATACTGCTTTTTGTTTAAATCAATAGCATCATCAGTATATTTCTTTCTTTCCTTAAAAGATAAAGTTTCGTTACCTATTAATTCTTTAAGTCTATCTGCTTCCTTAGCTGATGCTTCCTTATCATATTTGGCAGTTATTGCCGCAATTTCAGTACCATGCTTTTCCTTTAATGCCGCTACTAATAAAGTTTTTTGACTTTCAGTATAATCTGCATTGGCTAATACTGCCTTAGTTTCTTTTACTAATTCCTCATCTAAAGTACCTAATTCTTTTTCCTTACCATCCTTTAATCTAGCAATTCTAGTTTCAGAAAGTAAATCTGCTAGTTCAGCCTCAAATTTGTCATCCTTTTCTTTTCTTTCTGCTTTTATTGCATCATCTATTTCTTTTTTCTTAGCCTCGTAATCAGCATCATTTGCTAACTTTAACGCTTTTTTCTTTTCTTCACTAATTTTTAACTCCTCAATTTCTTTATCCTTAGCTTCCTTATCTATTCTTAACTTCTCTTTTTGTTTATCTTCCTCTGATTTTAGATAAGAAATATTAGTTTCATTCTGCAATTCTAAAAGCATTTCATCTGCTTTCTTATTGTCAGCCGCTATTTCTTCCTGCGTTTTTTTATTTTGTGCCGCTAACTTATCATTGGTTTTCTTTTGTTCTGCTACCTTTGTATCGTTAGCCTTCTTGTCATCATCAGCAACCTTTTTGTTATAAGATGCGTTTTCAACTGCCTTAGCAGTATTCAAATCCCTAAATTTCTTTTGTTCCTCATCAGTTAAAGTACCTTTAGTTTTTAATGCTAATCTAAGTGTACTTAACTCATTTTCAATTTGTGCAAGTTTAAGTTCGTGTATTTCTTTTTCCTTACCTCCCTGTGCTTGTAATATTTTAATTCTATTGGCAATATCTTCGTTACCTCTTGCAGTAGCCTTTGCTACTTTATCTAAATTTCTTTCTGCTTCACTAGTTACCCCAATGAAATCAGTAAATTTAGTAACTAACTCTCCTACACCTTTTGCTAAACTACCTAATGGACTATCCATAATCCATTTCTTGATAGCATCAAAATTGGCAATAACTTCCCCTAAGGCAACTACTAATAAACCTATACCTGTTGCCGCAATCGCACCTTTTAGCACCTTAAATCCTGTGCTAGTAGCTTCTACTTCTATTCCAAACGCTCTTTGGACTGCAGCCGCAGTTTTAGTAGCCGCATTGTTTGCATTTTGGAAAGTAGTACTATTTTGTATTTGTAGATTAAGTAATTTGAAGCTATCAATACTATCTCCAATAGCGTTTAATCCTGAGGTCAATGCCATTGCCGCATTAACTTTCAATAACGCTTCCTCAACCTTTTTATTCTCAGTACCGAACAATGCCATAACACCCTGCACTGCAGAAAATCCTCCTGCTACACCTGTCAATGCTCCTGCAACTGCCTTAAATTTCTCATCAGGATTAAATGCCTTAGCCGCTTTATTTACAAAGTCAATTTTATCAGCTAA